AGCAGCCAGATACCTCGGACCAGGACAAGGGTCGTTGTGAAGTGGACCAGAGCGACAAGGGCGCCCGCGAGCAGGTCTGCATCTGTTGTTTGCGTCAAAAGCCCGATGAGTGAAGCCAGCACGACTTGCAATGCCCACCAGAAAACGGCGACAAGGACCCACGCGAACGCCCCCCAGGTCGTCATCTCGGCCCCGATCCTCAGTTTCCTGAGAAACTCGGGCGAGGCGAAAATCAGGGCATCGCTCTTGAGGGAATCTTCGATGGGTGTCGCGCACTCGGGGCAGCGGGCGTCGCGGGTGAGCCCGTGGAGTTCGTAGCCACACTTGCAGCAGTTGATCCCGCGTGGGAGGGTGGTTTTCGAAGCCGAATCTGGCGGCTCGCCCGGGTCCTCGGCGGGTATTGGCTCCGGGCTTGTGTCGTCGGGTCCAGTGTTCATGCTCGGGTGCAAACTTCTGAGGTAATGGGCCGAAGTGGCGGGCTAAACTCTCCGAGCCCCGGATTTCACGCCAGTGTGAGTCGGGGACATCGCCGAGATGATACTTCGACGCGGAGGAGTGAGCGTGAGCCAAGCATTCAAGACGGACGGATTTCTCAGTTACGACCTGGCCCGGTGGGCGTGCCATCTGACCTATGACGACCTGAGCCCCGAGGCCATTGAGCGCGCCAAGGCGTTCTGGTTCGACTCGCTCGGGTGCGCCCTGGGCGGGAGTCGGCAGGAGGACGCGGTGATCCTGCTGGCCCATCATCGGGAGATGGCGGGGGACACGCAGGGCCCGTGTACCTGTTTTGTGTCGGGGTTCAAGACCAACCCGGTTGATGCAGCCCTGCTCAACAGCCACATGATTCGCTCGATGGATTTCAACGACATCTACTGGAAAGCCGACCCGAGCCACCCGAGCGATATTCTCGGGGCGCCGCTCGCCCTGTGCGAGTTCAAGGCGCTCGGCGGCAAGGACCTGATCCTCGCGACCGTCATCGCCTACGAGATCGAGATGAGGCTCGTCGAGATCGGTCGTCCCGGCGTGCGCGAGTATGGGTGGCACCATGCGACGCTGACGGGTTTCGCGTCGCCGTTCTCGGCCGGGCGGGTGCTCGGGCTCAGTGTCGAGCAGATGGTCAACGCGGTGGGGATTTGTGCGAGCCGAACTGGTTCGCTCGGCGCGGTGACAGCGGGCAAACTGACGAATATGAAGAACACGGTCGATCCGTGGACGGCCCGGATGGGCGTCGAGTCCGCGATGCTCGCGTCTCGCGGGTATTCGGGGCCGGAGCACATTTTCGATGGCAAGGAAGGGCTTTTCCATGTCTTCGGGCACAGTGTGCATGATGGGAAGCCGTGTTCGTTTGACGCCGAGGCGTTGATTGCCGATCTGCCCGCATCGCCCGAGGCCCACTACCGCATCGTCGATTGCGGCATGAAGAGTTTTCCGATCGAGGCTCTGAGCCATGCGCCGCTCACCGCGATGATGAAGTGTGTTGCGGAGAACGGGATCAAGGCGGAGGATGTGGCCGAGATCAAGGTCGAGGTGATCGCGCGGGCGGCCGACATTCTCGGCGACCCGCACAAGTATCGCCCGACCGGCAAGGAGACGGCCGACCATTCGCTGCCCTATTGCATGGCGGTGGGGCTTGTCGATGGCATGGTTACGCCTTTGCAGTTCAAGAGCGAGCGCATCGCGGATAAGAGCCTTGAGCCGATCATGGACATGGTCAAGGTGGTGCCCAACGACGAGTTCGAGGCGTTGTTCCCGGAGTATCAGCCGAGCCGCGTGACGCTGACACTCAAGGACGGGCGGAAGTTCGACAAGCGCGTCGATGTCCCCAAGGGCGACCCTCGCGACCCGATGACCATCGACGAGATCGCGGTCAAGGCAAGGGCTCTGGGCAAGGAGATCGTCGGCGAGGCTCGGGTGGATGCGATTCGTGACTGCGTGCTCGGGCTTGAGGATTTGGAGACGGTTGAGCCACTCATGGCGTTGATGACGAGGGAGTGATGCCGGGCGAAGGTGCAAGAGCGAGCCACGACCGGGAGGGAGTGGACCCGGCCGTCCGGGCCATGAGGCTTTATGGCCGGTGTTTCCAGTCCCCCCCCGCGTCGATCGCCGATGCTCCCGGTCGGGTGAATCTCATCGGGGAGCACACGGACTACAACGACGGGTTCGTGCTCCCGATGGCGATCGGTCTGCGGACCTGTGTGGCCAGCGGGCCGAGCGGGGATGGACGGTGGCACTTGGTCAGTGAGCATCAGCCAACGCCAGTTCGGTTCGATGGCTCCGCGGTGTGGGATCAGTCGCGGCGTGACTGGACGGCGTCTATCCGTGGCGTGATCGCTGGTTTTGCGGCGGCTGGGCATGAAACGGAGCCGCTGTGCGTGGCGGTGGCCGGTGATGTTCCGGTGGGGGCCGGGCTTTCGAGTTCGGCAGCGCTTGAGGTGGCATCGGCATCGGCGCTCGAAATCTTGCTCCGGGTTTCGCTCGATCCGATGGACAAGGCTCTGCTCTGTCAGAAGGCCGAGCGGGAGTTCGCGGGTGTGCCCTGCGGGCTCATGGATCAGGCAGCGTGTGTGTTTGGTGATGCTGGGGAAGCGTGGGCCGGTTGGAAACCTATGCACAAGTCGCCGTCCAACCTGCCCCCATCGGCGTGGGCAGGTGTCGCGGTCGGCGCAAGAGAACACTCGCCGGGTTGTGCGCCCGTGGCGAGTGTCTCGTTGAATCCGCGTGATGTGCTTTCGGTCGGACGCACGATAGCAGTATCGTCAGGTTCACCGCCATTCCGCAAGTCGATATTCTCTATTTTGTAGTTCTCCACACCGCCACAATGCGCTGAACCTTCGTTCATATAACAGCTTGCAAGGTCAATCTTTTTTTTTTCCACAGCCCATGAAAGCAAGTTTGCGGCCTCAGTTTGCTTGAGTTGCTCGGTATCGGTGTAGATGTCGAGTGTCGTTTTCAGGTTTGCGTGCCCGAGCCGCATCTGCGCGACCTTGGGATGCACATCGGCCATGGCCAGGTGTGTTGCAGCAAATCGACGAAAAGAGTGAAGCGAGGCCTTTCTGCCCAAGTGGTCGAGTTCCTCGACTCCCGCCATGGCGATGTCCTGGTGTATCACTCTCCAGCTGGGCTCTTCGAAGACCAGATCGTCTCGGTCGCCGAGCAGGCGGCCCTGTCTTGCTTCAGCGAGCCATGTGGCATCCTCCTTCGTCAAGACCACCACACGACCCTTGCCAGCCTTCCGGGTCAGCCCGGCGGGCAGCGTGACACGGGGCGGTTCAGCATCGAGCTCGAAGTTCCTCCATCGCAGGACCAGGGCTTCAGTCTTACGCATGGCGGTGATGGCCAAAAATCGGTAGAAATCTGCCCGAAGAACCCGCTCACCGTTCCGTTTTCGGACCTTCGGTTGCTCGGACGCCTCATCCTCCCGGGCAACTCTGATCAGAGCCTGGACCTCATCGAGTGTGAAAGCACGCTTCTTCTGTCGGTCTTGGCGCCACCGGTCGATGTTCTCGGCTGGGTTGTGACTGAGGAGTTCCGCTCTCTTCGCCCAGTTATAGAACGCACGGATTGCGCTGAGCTTGTTGTTTCGGCTGCTCGCCTTGATCGAGCCTGACGAGCAATAGGCCTCCACATGGCGTCGGTTCACCGACTCAAGACCGCAACCAGAGTGCTCACAGAGGGTTCGGAGCATAGAAATGACCGAAGTTGCGTAGTGCTGGGTCCGGCGATCGGTCATATATCGCTCGTATTCAGCGATGATCTCGCCGCTGCTATACGCATCGACCTGCATCTGATCTTCGCCCGTGGTGGGCATTTCGTGATCTCCTCGGTTGGGCGGGATAATAGTGATCCGAATCATGGAACCATCGGCAACCTCAAACTTATGGTCGCCCAGCACAAAAACAATGGCCATCGCCTCCCAGCCTATCTGATCAGGTGGGGGAGACGCAAGCCTTTTGTTCGAGAATGCCGAATAAGCGGTTGTGTTCGGTTCACTTGACCTCGCGCCATACAAGTCCCTATCGTAGTGCGGAATCCTGTCCGGGAACCGAACAAACCAAAGAGCAGACCACGCCAGCCGCAACGCACCCCGGACAGGTACACGCGGATGGCTGGTCTGCGTACACGCCTTGTGCGTGGAAAGGAATCAGTTATGTCGAAAGTAGGTCCGTGGCATTCGATCAAGTCAGGTGTTCATCACAACAACACCGAATGTAACACAGGAAATAACATCGAGCGGGAAAACCGCGCGAGTGGCACAGGCGGGAAACCACTGTGTGACGAGTGCAAACGACTCAACGCAAAGGGCCGGTAGCGCTCTTGGCTGAGAAAGTCATTTCCCAGATTGGTCCGGTGGGCTCGCCGTCAACGATCGGCCAAGCCCGCCGGATCGACGAAACCGGCATCGCGTGTTGCTGCGCAATCGCCAGTGCCCGCAATCCTTCCGAACGATCACCGTGAAAACGGATCGTCGGTTCCGGGAAACAGTGCCCCTCGCCACCTTCGCATGATTCGTAGGTTTCGATACCGGCTCCATGCAGTATCTGCACATAGGGCGCAATTCCTGCATCGAGCGGCGTCTCGGGTTGGCACGGGCTTATCTGCACGGTCATCACAGAATCATATCGCACTTCGCGTGCCAACTTACGGCAACCGGCGCCAAATACGCCTACCTGGTGGATCGTGCTCATCGAGCAGCGGTGCCTACGCTATGCTATGAGCCTTCAACCACACCGTAGTGCGTCCCGGACTTTGCATGCAGTCAACACCGTTTTGCTTCTCATCGCCATCATTCTTCTGGCGATGACTTGGCGCGAAGTGAGTGGGTGGCGAGGCGATTTTCAGGAGTTTCAAACGGACTTTGGCATGAACGATGCGGGCGGCAACGGCTACTTCCGAATCCGTCAAAGGCCCTAAGGTCCACGCCTCCGAGTACGCCGCCCTGGCGGAGCGTGCTCGTCGAGCAGCGGCGTCTCCGACCGTTCGCCTTTCTTTGTCGAGTTCACAAGGCGGTTCGCTTCTCGCATGAGGCGGTCCGCAGTTTTGGCATCGGAATCCTCACCTGTCATTCGCATCTCTGAGATGACTTTGCGATAACGCTTAAGTTCATCTTCGACACTCAGCACAGTTGAAAACATCTCTCTTGTCTTCTCGGCCTCCCCTACACGGTCCGTCTCTTCGTAAGACTTGATCCATCCCATGGCATTGGTCAGGTCAGTCTGGTTCTGGTAGAAGGTTTTGCGTGCAAAATATGGATCAGTGGTACCGTAGAACGATCGCAAGAATGGAACCTCACGCACCGGTGTCGCTTTGCCTTCAATGCTGTTGACGACAACACCCATGGTCTGCTTGAGCAATCGCCATGGACCGCCTCCTAGGAAATCCAGATAGTTTTCAATGATTTCGGGACTCACATCGACCGCACCGGGGCGGACATCGTCACCGCCAGTCGCTGCGTTCAACAGCTCGGCGACCTCTTTCGCCCACTTCGGTGTTCCCTTGTACGCCAGCTGAGAATCAGGAACATCAGCACCGAATGGAGGTTTCCGTGGCGAGATCGAAGCCCCATACCAATTCGTGTTTGTCGCCTGCTCGATAAGTGGTGTCAAGACATCAGGCATGATCGTCTGGACCGCCATGATCGACGGGTTTTCACCGCCGCCCGAGACACCAATCGGGCTGAATGCGCCTGCCGCGTTTGCCGACATTGAGACAGCGGCCTGTACTGGCGTCTTGTGACCGAGCATGACTGCCATGGCATCACTACCTGCCCCTTGAAGCACATTATATCCGTACGCCTGCGGAAACTTGATTCGGTTTCCATCGGGGAGCATTACTATGGTGTTCATTGCCTTTTCATAGTCGGGTATTTTGATCCACTCATTAACACCGTCGTCATCCTCACCAGCAAACAGGAAGTTCAGGATATACAGGATTGCACCGAGGCCCATGGTCTTGCTCGCGATCCGTGCCGCAACAAGCTTTGCCCCCTGCTTCGGGTTTGACCGGATCGACTTGACGACCTCGAAGTTACCCTGGATGCTCGCGTTGAAGAACATAAACGCGGAACCGATGCTAGCGGACCATTCGCCGCGACGGTTGAAGTTTACTGTAGCGTTCTTCGCACGACTCGAAGCTTCGTTCGGAGACAGACCGGCACGCCTGTGCTCGACATATGTAGTGAGTCGGCTCGCACTCTCAACAGCCTTGTTGATGTCTTCGATGAGCACTTTCAGCAAGATCAGGCGACGCCGAAGCCTGTTGATTGTGCCCGGCCCTTCCGACTTGAGCAGCCAGTCAAGAGCCTTCGCTTGATCTTCGACGCTCTGGAAGGACCAGAACCCAGCCTGCCCGCCATGGCTCACATACTCGCGGTAATGATCTACCCACTCTCCGGTTGCCCCCTCGGGGTCTCGTATGGCCTTCCAGGAGCCGTTTAATGCTGGTATCACCTTTGCCGGGATTCCTCGCAGGGGACGGACCCCCGGAACGCCTCGGGCGTCTGCGTTGAAGTATGCCGTCTGAACATCGCGCGCGAGATTTTTAGGTGCAAACTGCGGGTCTAATGCCGTTCGCAGATTGCCCATAAGCCGAGTTCCTCGGCCAAGCATCCTTAGAAAACCATTGATTTCTCTGTTGCCGAGCCGTTTCAACCCTCTTGCAAGAAGTGGGTCTCCAAGTGTGATATGGACAGGCTTGCCGTCGATCTTGCCAGCAAGAACTTCGTCCGCCTCTTTCCATCTCGGATCGACTCCATACTCGACGATTCCAGTCTTCTCGTTGAAACTCGGCTTTATCTCTGGATGATCGATCTTCCACAATTTCGGATCTGGGTTATCCTGGACGAATTTGTAGAAGGACTGCCACACGCGAAGACGCTCCGAACGCATGACCGCCCTGTTGATGTCGCCAAATGCGGTCGCCAATATGCTCTCGGGCTTTGTGATTCGCCCTAGGGACCGCTCATTTTCGCGTCCGCGCGTGTCGATGCCTTTGCCAGCACTGCCCTGCCGCTCTCCAACCGCGGAACCATCAGGACCCTTGAGCGGTGCGTACGCCTTGTATATCTTGAAGCTGTCAAACTCCTCCTGTGAAATGAGTCCCGACTCGAGTTGAATTCGCAGCTTCTCTTCGTTCAGCAGGTCGAACTTCTGCGCTACCCGTTCGAGTGCCTTGAGTTTTCCCAGACTGGCATACTCGGCGATGATCGCTCTGGCCTCGGAGGTTGCCATGCCCGAGCCTGACATGCCCTGCGCGCGGAATCTGGGATTAATCTTGGCGATATATGCGTTGCGTTCGCCCGCGTGCCGGGCATGCAGGTATTGATCTACTTCATCGCGAGTAAGTTTTTCCTGAGTAATTTGATCTCGAATCGGCTTCTTGAACTGGCGATCAATGCGACTCAGTTCCTCCGAAATTATTCCATGACTTCTCTCTTCGGTGTGGTAGGCGTCGTTGGCCTCATATGCATCAATCGTTCCACCCTGGCGGACAATCTCGTCCTGGACATCCTTGAGCCGGACAATCTCGTCCTGGATGATTCGCTGGGCTTTCTTTGCCCTCCCTTCGACCGGAAGCGTGTACCCGGTGTCCAGAAACTCCGGGTCTTCAGAGACCCCTGGCGTCGGCCTCCGGCCCTCGACGGGGTTGTAGGTCTTGCGTCGTCCCGCATCCTTGATCGGCACCTGACGGCCAGTGAGCGGTATGCCGGGGACCTTTTTCTTGTCGTCGTCGCCAAGCGCGAAGAGCGTGTCGTCCAGGCTGTCGAGTTCCGTCTGAAACTCGTCGATCGCCCGCTGGAAGGACGGCTTGATAGTGCCCCTCTTGCCCATGCCGAGGCGTTTGTATTCCTCGATGCGATCTTGGAGTATCTTTCGCTTGGTCGCTCTCGCCTCGGAGTCCTGCCGAAGAATCGACCCTCCGGGCTCGATGATGCGCCCGGACCGCACCAGGTCCGCGTATTCACGGTCCGCCTCTTCGAGTCTGCGCATGGTCTCCGACAGTCGATCGGTCTCGGCGTTCTTGAGCCGCGGAGACAGTCTTCCATTGGGGCTCAGCATGCTGTGGTCTATATCCAGCCCACGAGCTGGCAGACCCTTCCGCTCGCGGTACTGCTCGCGTGTAAGCGTCTCAGGTGCACCGTCAAAGGTCGTCTGGTCTTCGACATCATCGGGCTTGGACTCACGGGCGATGCGGTCCTCACGCTCGAGCGGTGACTCCGAGCCGAATCCGAACCCTTGCTGCTTGCCTGTGATCTTTTTGAAGGTCCGCTGGCCGAAGATGCCCCGGTCGTCGTCGGGGTTCAGGGCGAATCGGAGTCCGTCTTCGTCGGTGGGTTGGCCGACTTCGCCTGGCGTTCCTCGAAAACGCGCTTCGTTCGTTCGTCCGCCCGTATGTCCAGGTTCTCCTGGTTGAGCGGGTGTTCGAGTTTGGTGTCCAATGGACGGGGATCGATCCGTCCGTCCCAGGAGGATTGGTTTTTCTCCATATTTGACATCGTTTGAGTAGGCCGAGTATGACTCAAAGCCTCCTCCTTCCTGTAGTTCATTATACACACTCGAAGGCCGATTTCCTACGGTATTCCACACATAATCCGGGTCTACGAAGCGTTTTGTGTCCGGGTTTTGGAACCGGGCGATCGCTCTTTGGACCGCGAGTTCCTTCGGCAGATGGACCAGAACGAGATGCACGCGATACCCGTTTCCTGCAAGAATTGTTTGCAGGTCTCGAATGGACGAACTTCTCCACCCGACCCTGGGAAGAACCATGTTGTCGCCATGTTCAATGGCCTTTTCCATCAACTTGTCTGCGATCGCCGAGGATTCTTCGTGGACGGCCATCGCACCAATTCCACCCTGATATTCCGGCAGCCGCTTCTTCGCTTCGTCCGAGTCCACGAGCAACCCTCCGACGGACTCAACCATCGGGTCTACGACGGTAGATTTGCCGGCGGCAGGTGGTCCGATCACAATGAACGCCTCGCGGTTCTTCACTCGAGCGCCAGTCCCATAGAGCGTCTCCAATATCTGCCGGCGTTTTTTCCTTCGCTTTGGTGTGTTGATCCGATCCGTGTGTGGTATGGACTGCAAACGCTTGCGGGCCTCCACGATCTCTTTGGTGTCGAAGGGTGTCTTTGCACCTTCGGGCAGGTCCGGGTTCAACGCAAACCGCAACGCGAACGGGATTCCGTCGTCTGATTCGGGTGCGGGTTCGTTGGGCCCGAGCAGTTTCTCGCGGGGCCCTTGATTCAGGCCCTCTTCATGCAGCCGAGCCTCTTCGGTGTTGATTTGTGATGGAGTCTCGATCGCGCTCGTGTCATAACCACGATTGCGTTGGAGCGATCCCTTGTCCACAGGCAGGGTTTCGACGCCGCTCAGGTCAAATATCTGGCCTCCGCTTTCCGTGTCCAGGGCGATGACAAACCCATTGTCGTCGATCACGACGAACTCGTTGCCATTGAGGGTAAAAGTTGCTCCATCACGCAGTTTCGACGGATTCTCGACGACATCCCACTGTGAGCCCCAACGAGGCTGGCCCTTGTCAGCCCGGACATCCTTGCGCGTCGGCATGGTGTCACGCAGGTAGACCGCGATGAGTGCCTCGGGACCACGACTCGAGAGCATGTTCGCATACTCAAGCGTCCGGGCCACATTTGCACCTTCGAGGTCGACGCGCTCGGCGACGATGGCGTTGCGTGTCTCTTTGGAGCCCGCCAAATACTGAATCTGTTCGACCATTGCATCGACGCCCACCTCGGCCAGATAATCGCTGCCTCGGGCCCCGGGCACATTGGTCTTGACAAACGATCTCACCTGGAGTGGCAGGGACCCCATGGCCTCCTTGAGTTCGGTCGGCACCTTGCCCGCAAACGAGTAATCGGGGGCCGTCTTGTACTGGGCGGCGTCGTCCTTGTGATAATCCGTGTCGCCGTTGAGTTGGTCGTCGATCCCCATCTCGTAGCCGATGTCCGCGAGCACTCGTTCCATCCACTTGCGTGAGAAGTCCTGCGGGCGGCGCCTTCGGACCTTTGCACGCCTGCGGGGCCCCGGAATGGCCGTGTCGGGCGTCGCGGTGTCCGGGGTGCCCTGAGCCGTCTCGGGTGCCCGGGCGGCAGGAGACGCGGCCTCCTGGGCTTCCGGGGCTTGTTTTACTGAATCGCCGATTGTTGAAATAGCGGGTGGCGCTGTTTTAGTCGGCTGAACTATCGGGTTACTGTCAGTTGATGTCGGTTTAGTAGCAGACTCCGCCGCCTGGCGCCGGGCCTCCGGGCTCTCGATCTTCCCATTTCGGATATCTTCGAGGGTTTGGAGGGCCTGGCGAATTTGCAGGGCCGCGACCGCCCGCTGCTTCACCAGGTCGGGGCCTTCGAGCGGGGCCTTCCTGCCCTTGAACCCGGGCACCCCCAGGGCTCGCAGGGCTATGTGCAGCGCGTTGTAGAGCTTCTTGAAGTTCCCCGGATCACGACGGGCCAACTCGAGCAGGTAACTGGACTTCTGACCCTTCCGGGCAGCCCGAAGACTCTTCTTCTCAGCCCTGAGCAGGAGACCTGTGACCTCCTCGGCAGTGACCGCGACGGCTTCGCTTCGGAGATGATCAGGCTTGATATCTAGTCCAGTCACCTCCTTGTATTTGCCTTGATAGAACGCGGCCGCATCACGGTACAGGTCGGGAGCGGAATCCGCCAGATCATCATGAAGCTGTTGCCAAAGTGCGGGTTCGTTGTATTCGAGGGTATGCGTTACTTCGTGAAACAGAACCGCACTTTTTTTAGTCTTCGGGTCTGCATCTCGATTGATGATGATCGCGTTTGGAGCATCCTCCGGTGCAGCCCCGGTAATCGTTGATTCGGCCCCTAATCGAGCCCAGTAAATCGTGGAGCCATATCGACTTGCCTGATCGCTGAGTCTCTTTTCAAGTCTGCCTCTTGGCGTTGTTTCTGTTCCTTGCGCAACCACTTCGGGATCAAGACCTTCAAGCCGAGCGATTCGGCCCATTTTATTCTGAACTTCTCGAATTTCGTCGGCAGGCGTAAGCACCCTCCGGCTAGCGGGTCGTTGTGCCTCTCGAACCACTTCAGGTCCGTTTCCAGCCGCAGCTGCTCTGCTGGGCTCATCGGCTGTAACTTGCCCTGTGCCTTGAGTTTGGCTGCCCGGTCCTTGATTGCCTGGTCCCGCTGTTCCCGGGTCATTGGCTGGGGTTTCGGGGGATCCGGCTGTCTGGGCGATGCCTGCATCACCCGAGTCTACCGGAACCACCGCCAACTGGTCAACAGGAATCCCGACGGTTTCGCCGGCGAGGATGGCAAACTCGCCGTCCGGGCTGGTCCACACGACCTCCTTGGGGCCATCATCCAGGGGGTTTCCCTTGCGATCGAAGGCCTGGACCACCGATCCTTCCACAACCTGTCCACCGGTGCCTGGTCGGAGGATTTCGCTTGCAACAACCCCGCCTGGCCCGGTAGGCTGGGTTCCATGCGCCCGGGTCCCAGTATCCGATCTCTGGTTTTCAACACCTTGATCGGCATTCTGATTGTCGTGCTGTCCCTCTTCGCCTTGGCCGACCTCTGGAATGGAGCCTACCAGCGTTTCGGCCCCCTCTTTACCTGGGGCAACCTGCTCCGCGCTCTGTTGTTCCTGCCCGGCTCCATGATTGTGTTCGTCCCTTTCTCTAGGATGTACGCGTTCTTCAACCCCCCCAACGGACGTCGCGGCGAGTGGGCCGATGTCATTTCTGTCGGCATCGCCTTTGTCGGTTTTTCGAGCGCCTTCTTCCTTTCGGCTTATATTCTCTTCTTCTACTGGCGCTGACTCAACGGCATCGAGCCAATCGCTCGATGACTTGTAAGTTGCGGGGTTGACGAGGGTTCCGGCGGTAGACACGCCTCCGCCGAGCATGGCTCCGACGATGAACTCCTGTTTCATGCGATCGAGGTTGTTCCATTCCTGTTGGAACCGTTCCCAGTCGCCGCTGGCCCAGTCGAGCATGGCTTGGCCGAGGATGCCCTGCAGAACTTCCGTACCACCCTCGACGAACGCTGCGTGTCCGATGCGTGCGACCTTGCTCAGGACCCGCTTGGATATCGTCTCCGCGGCCTTCCGCACTGTTTTCGAGAACACCCGGTTGAGTCCGGTTGCACGAAGAACTGTGCTCATACCGACCATTTCGAGTATTCCAGAGCCCACGCCGTAGAGCGCACCGGCAGCGCTCGCCCGGTCCTTGGCCTCTTTCTCGTCATAACCCTTGGCCACCAGGTCTTCATAAGTCTGGACGGTCTGGCTGGTCGCCTCGGTCGCACCCAGGTACATCATGGACGCGGAAACGGCCCCCACTGGACCGCCAACGAGCCCGCCTGCGGTTGCTGTCCCGATGGCACCGACGAAGTGTGGTGTTGAAGCCGCTGTTTGCTCGATGTATCCGGCGAGCCCCTGGGATGGTACATAGGGAAGCCTCGCCCCGATCTCAGCGGCTCCCTTTCGTGTATTCATACCCCACTCAACCATGCGTTCCTGAAGGGTTTGCTGGTGTGCCCGGGCCCGGGCGAGTCGATCCTCGTCGGCGATCGCGGCATCGAAATCCAGGGGCGTTTCTCCGGTCAGGTCGGTCAACCCAACCGACCGCAACTGATCGTCTCCACCCATGGAAAGTCCGCCAGACCGGCGCATCGCGATCGGGGTGAGTGCCGTCGCGGATGCCTGTGCGGTGTCCATCCCGGCGTCGATCGCGGCGGCTCCCTGGATCGCGGCTCCTCCCGCCGTGACACCGACTGTATCGATCAGTCCCTGTTTGCCGAATGATGCAGTCTTGCGCATGGAACCCGTGTACACCTTCTCGAACGCCTGGTCCACGAGGTCATCGATCCGGTCCCGTGGTCGCATCTCAACGGGTTCTGCGACCGTGTCCAGGTCCGCGAGGTCCACAAGCTCCATCGAACTCAGACCCTTGCCGCCGCCGCCGCCAAGACTCAGGCCCTGGGCCCGCCTCTGGATCGTTTCGTCCGGGGTGATGCCCGGGTCCGCCTCGATGGCCTTGCGGTATTCGGCCTCGATAAGGCTGTCGATGGTGCTCATGGTCTACTCCTCGACACCGGCGGCCCTCAGGACCTGCCGCATCGCTCGCCTGAACTCAGCCTTGCCGTCCATGCTTCGAGGGTTGATGCCCTTGTTCCGCATCATCCGCAGGACCATATTGGTGGCTTCCTTGATCTTGTCCTGGTCCGAGTCCAGGTCCTGGAGCCGCGTGCCGACAACCCGCAGTGATTGGTCTGCGAGCGAGCGTGGTGCTCTTTTGGCAACAGGCACCATCGCTGTCTTGTCGTCGCCGGTGCCTTTGGCCCCAGGCGCGGGCTGGTCTTTGGTCCCGGGCGCAAGCACGGCACCGGGCTGGCCACCGCTCAGCTGGCGGAGCTGGTTGACAATATTCTTGATCTGTTCATCGCTTGGAATCCAACCGCCACCAACGGCATCGAGGAGCTTCTTGAGCGGACCGGCAGGTACGCCGAGTTGCCGCGCGATTTGCATCGTCGGGTCTCGTGACTCTTCGATCGCATCACCGACCGCCTTCCATGCCGTCTTGAAGTCTGCGCCCTCCTCCCCCGCTCGGTATGCCTCAATCGCTGTCATCGCCTGGGCGAACAGCGTCGGGCTCGCTCCTTGAAGCGTGGCTGCTTGCTGCGTGAGTCCGTCTGCCTGTTGCTCCCGAATCTGCTCGGCCGAATGCTTCTCGATCGCCTTTTCCTCGATCTCGACCAGGCGTGCCATAACCTTTTTCGCGTTATCCGGATCAACGGCCAGTTCGGCTCGCATCATCTCGGCCATCTGCTCGGCGGGTCCTGGCACCACAGCCCCGTCAGGTCCAGCGGTCTGAGAGGGTGGGCCGAAAAAGCCACTGGTGTACATGCGTTCGATTCGGCCACCGGCGGCCTCGACAGCCTGTTCTCTGGCCTTGACATCCTTGAGGCTTTCCAGTACCACAGAGAGCGCCACCGGGCTGGCGGCTGATACATCCACGCCATCGAGGGCAGACGGGTCGAGCTTGTTGATTTGATCGACGACAAGCGCCCGGTCAGCATCGCCGCCCGCCTGGGCCTGGGCCCGGGCCTGGGCTTCGATCTTCCGATCCTCCCGCTGCCATTCAAACTTTGTTTTTTGCAGGTCGCCCGATTCCTGCGCCATTTTGGACCGTTCGACCTTGAGCGTGTTCTCAAACTCTTGCTGTTTACGATTCTGCTCATCGAGCCGTGCCTGTCGATCGAGCGCCTCTTGCTCCCGGTCGCGGGCTTCCTGGTCTCGTTTCTCCTGCTCGGCCTTGGCTTGCTGGGCTTCGAGCCCGTCACTGGCACCGCGCAGTGTTGCTGCGCGCACCATGATGTCCGAGACCTTCGAGCTCGCGCCGCCATCAAACACTGTCGGCATGACTGCCTCCTACCTACCCGAAGAGTGAACCGATGAGCCCTGGAATCATCCCGCCAATTTGTCCGCCGAGTTTGCTCCCCGAAGCCGCGCCAGCCGCCCGCCCCGCCTGCCAGCTTTGCGTCCCCTGATTCGACTGGTTGAGCAGCTGGGCAATCAGCGTCTGAAGTGTGTTCGACTCGGCCCCGAATCTCTGCGTCTGAATCGAAGCCTCCGAGCCAAGCAGCCCCGTTCGGGCCGCCCCGGTTCGGGCCGCCGCCTGAGCCTGCAATGACCCGATCGACTCGTTGAACCGATTGAGAGATCGCGTGGTGTCCGCCCGGACCCCGCGCTGAACGCCGTCAGTTGCCGTGGTCTGGTACAGCCCTCGTTTCTGCATGCTCGCATTGGCGGCCGCAACACCCTGCTTCTCGCGGTTGAGGATGTCCTTTCGGCCCTGCCGACCAATCGTTTTGATCGACGATTCCGCCCGTGCGAAGTCGCCCATGACCTGCTTGGTACGGTCGGCAAGGATGCCCTCAGCGGCGCTGAACCGCTGCTTGAGCAGTTGCCGGAGCTCATCGGAGTATTGACCCGCCTGGTCATACAGCCCCTGATACGGGTTCGTGCTCGAGCCACCCCCGAGGATGCCGCCCAGGAATGATCCGCCCGCTGAAAGAAGTGGTCCCCAAATAGACATGCCTACCTCACAATCCCCTGCGCTTGCAGGTCCGAAATCAGTGTCCCGAGCACATCGGCCAGTTCGGCCGTGCTCGTGCTATCGGCGTCCAGGCTCCGGGTCGGTGACACATTGGCGACCGTATAGGTTGCGGTCGTTTGCCCGCTTGCCGTTGTTACTCGACCGTCTCCGTCAAAGGTCAATCCGGAGCCAAGGAGCACGATGAGCTGGCCGCGGGTGTCGAGCCCGAGGCCCTTGCCGTAAAGCTGGTCGGAGCGCAGGTCGATCTGGTTCGAGCGCCGCGATCGCGGGTCGCCGCTGCCGATGGCCAACGAAGACCGGGACTTTCCAGTGATCCCCCTTGTCTGTTTAGCCACTGGCAGCATCCTCCGTTTCATAGATCACGCGCTCATAGGTTGCCTCGAAGATGTCCGGTTTGCATGGGTAGTACTCACCACGGACACCCCTGATGATCCAGTCACCAACTGAGGCTTTCGTTTCGCCCCCAGGTGTGACCATGTAGACACTTCGGTCTGCAAACCGAAACGGATATGGCTTGGGCTCCTGGCCGACCGTGTATGGGATGCCAAACACCCCATACAACTCCTCGCAGGTCATGAGGTGCTCGAACTGAACGGCCTCGATCACCACTGGTTTTTTACGAAACTTCGCCATCATGGACATTCTTTCATACGCAGGAATCGATAGATGCTTCGGCTGTTGCCGAAACGCAAGCAGTGTTGACGGCAGTAATAAGCCTTCCTGCCTTCATGCCAGCCGTAAAACAGGAGTCGAAAGAATACCTGTGATCGGGTGAGAGGTTTCCTGGCGATCACCTGCTCGTGGGTTGCCCAGCATAACCAGCAACGAATCGACCAAAATGTTTCCAATGAGATATTCATCGCACCCTTCCCGCCGGAGCCCAGTCCAGCACCATCTGCTCGAGCGACCACCGCTCACTTGTGTTCGAGTTGGATATCTTGACCCACGCGCTCTGGCCTCTGAATCGGCTGAACGCAGATCGGTTGCGGCCCGCGACCAGCGTGGCCACTGACTTGGCGACCCCGAGTGAAGCCGGGTCGTCCGAGTCATACGCCTCCAGGGTGGCACCATTCTGGTTCGCATCGAGGACGACGCGGGCGTTCATGAACCGGACCCGCGTCGCCAGGCTCGGCACGATCGGCCCGATCGTCACTCGGGAGTCGATCGCCACCCCGTCATCGCTGACCGCGTCGATATCCCAACGACGGACGAATCCGTCATGGTTGCCAACCAGGACTACGCGCTCATCTTCGGCATCACCCCAGATCGCAAGGCATGCGGTCGGATCGAGGGTCTCGCTCGCAAACTCATCCTGCCACCAGGACTGGGTTGGCTGGCACCAGAACCAGTGCTTGAGCCCGCCACCCTCGCCCGAGATGGCGCTCTGGTCGTGCTTGACGACGAAGACATGCAGGCCCTGGTCCTGCTGGTTCCAGACCATCTTGACGGTGTAGGCGTTGTAGTCGATCTCACGCAGAGCCTTGTTGATCGCCCCGTCGCTGATGGACCGGGCGGACACGCCATCGAACTGGTAGACCCCGCCGGATGATCCGAAGAAGTAGACCCCGCCCGCTGCATCCCGGCACCAGGGCGTGCCGTAAAGCATGCCGGTTTCAGCGGACAGTCTGTCAAACTGGCCGCCCTGGAGCGGGTGCCCGGTCATGCGGTAGATCGCGTCTTCGCAGCCGAAGATCAGCAGGTCGTCAGAAATCGGGATGATCGCGTTGATGATCGCCGGGCAGAGCCCGGCCCCGGGGTCGTTGCCACTGACGGAGTCGGTGAGAGTCTGAACCGCCGGGAAACGGTCCCAGTCGAACGGGTCACCGAACTTGCTGATATGCCAGTTATTGGGTGCGTCGGCGAATCGAGCCAGTACAATCGAGCCGTTCCATGAAGCGACGAGCCGGGCCCGTGTCGGCATGGTGCCCGCGCTGGTTGCCTTCCAGACCTTGACAGCATCGTCCTTGGCGTCGTAGTAGCGGTATGTCTCTCCGTCAGTGTAAAAGACCTTCTGGAAGGCGGTGGCGGCCTGAATCCATGAACTGGTCGCACTGAGCGCCGCCGCTCCATCGGTAGGATCGGTGACATCCGGGCTCGCGCCGGGCACGAGCCTTCGGATGTTCCCCTCCGAGACCGCCAGATAGATCACTTCACGCGGACTGCCCTCGATCTGTGTCCCCTTGACCAGGCCGAGCTTGATCAGGCTGATGCGTGCCCCGCCGGGGTCGTTGTGGTTGCAGCCGATAAACAGGTGCTCGGGTTCTTTGATGGCGTCATCGCCGTAGTCAGGTCGGGTCTGCGGGAGAGCGGTGGCCAGTCCGCCGATCGGATCACCGTCGATCGCCGAAGTCCCGCCGGTCCCATCATAAATACGCATTTCCCATTCGATGGTGCCATCGGCCTGAATCTTGTAGAGCGTCGGCTTCGAATCGGCGTCTTTGGCTGGGTAGTAGAGATTCTTCTCTTCGTCGACACTCAGACGCGGAGCGGTGTTCAGGTTATCCGGCAGCGCCAGCGTCCACGCCCCGTCCGATGAGTTGATCGAGTAGTCGAGGCCGAGGTCCGCCATCCGGCGCACGGAAATATCGCCCGCTCCAGGCAACCCCATGGCGATCCCGACACCATCGTCCGTCGCGTCACCTGAGAGAATCGGATGGCTGCCGATCGAAGAGCCTCCTGAGCCGCCAGACCCGCCCGATCCAGAGACAGGCAATCCGACATTCCACACGCCTCCTTCGCCATCGACGCCAACGCCGTAACCCACTCCATCACCGCTATAGGCCCAACGCAGCGCCCCGTTGCCCTCCGAGAACTTGGCGACGATCCCATCAACCGATAGAAAGACATCGACATCACCGCTGGCACCGCCCGAGTTGTAACTTCCTGTGCTTGTCCCGGTCGTCGGTGCGCTCGATTTGAACGGGTGGCTCGGGTCCAGGATCGACTGGACCCCGTACTTGTGTGCCAGATACCCCTCGATGAGTTCGATGGTGTTGTTGGTCGCTGAAGTGGTCGGGTCTCCATAGTCGCCAGTAATACAAATGCGCTCGAGCAAGTCGAAGTCGCCGCCCGAGGCCCCATAGAAGGTGTAACCGATTTTGTTACCTGCGGAATTGCGGCGGTCAAGGCAGGTGAAACTGATCACATGCTCACCGTTGATCCGGTAATAGGAATCGGACGCCCCACTCTGTGGGTTCAGTGCCATGATGATGATGGCCGCATCCAGCTCGTTGTTGATGACCGTGCCCGACCCGTACGGAGGCGCACTGGGCGCCGACGGAGTTGGGTCTGTCATGTCCAGCTGAACCACGAACGAGCCGTTGTTCTTAAAAATCTTCAGGAATGGTTTTCCATCTTGAACTTCGATCGTGGCGGCATCAACCGGGACACCATCGACCGAGTCGTCCTGGAGCCGAAGCCTCACCAGCATCGCCACCATGTATTGGCTATTGCCGCCCGGGATGATGTTGTTGGAGCCATTGCCTGCGCGGAGTCCAGTCGTCAGCCTTCTGCCACCTTCATTCTTCCAGGTCGGGATGAAGCGCACCCCTGGTTTGCCACACAGTGCATCGGCGACATACAGCCCGCCGAGGTTCCCATTATCGAGCGGGTCGGCCCCCGGATCACTCTGGAAGATGCCTCGCCCCTGTCCGGTGAAGTCCGTCCAGAACTCGACGGTGTCATTATCGACGAGCTCGACGAGGTCCTCGGCCCGGTGCCAGCTGTGCAGGTCGGACGGGGTGATATCGTCGGTCGGATTCCAGTCGAGTGTTTTCGTGCCGCAACCGGTAGAGTCGGTGTCACCCCTGGCCGCGTTTGGCAGCGAGCACACAAAGATGCCGCCGGTGTCGTCGAGGACCAGCTGGGACGCGGGCGATGGCACGGGGCGCTCCCAGTCGGCAACGGGTTCCGAGGCATAGAGCGCGTTGAGCACGCCGAGATAGGCCTCGTCGTTGATCAGATCATTCTCGATGTAATACAGAATTCCGTACGCAACTTTGAGATCGGCCGCGAATCCTCGCTGCATTTCCCAGGTCCAGACCAGCGTGACCTTGTCGTCATTCTGCTCGTACTGCCAGATGCGTCCCTTTCCATTGGCCTCGTCTGAGTAACTGGTGACATAGACGAAGTCGGCTTCGTCAACGGCCACACTACGCAAGTAGTGGTTCCGGCTCGGGACGGGCACATTCGTTGTCCAGATGCGTTCGCCGTCTGCGTTATATTTGACCAGGTTGACCCCGCCTGAAACCGCATAGACCGACCCTCCGCGGTCGGTCGCCACTCTTCTCACCAGATCATCGGCTGGAGTCTGTCGGGACCATTCGATCGTCGGGTTCAGACCTGAGCCCGAACCATCGAGCACTTCATAAGTGACATTTTGATTTGCCTTGACGACCGAGGCCAGGTTGCGGATCGCACCGGTTCCGACCTGGTCGGTGACGAACTTGGAAAGCCCGGCCCGCTGCGCTCCGCGGATTCTGCCGGTCTTCGGATCGATCGAGCGCACATTGATACCTGAACGGCAGGTCGCCGGTGGCTGGTCCTGGAAGGACACCGCCTCGGAGACGCCGCGAAGCGGGAACGGGATGCGGAGTTCGCTTTGCGGCATCTACGACTTGTTCATCCCTTCCACGCCGCGGGTTTGGCGATCGCGTGTGCGGGCTTCCAGGTGTCCCAGTGCCCATCTGGCCGCCACAAGGGCGTCCGCGTTGTAACTGCTGGGGAAAGGCCCACGCTGGAAGTGCTCCAGGCGGTCGATCACAATGGCCAGCAGAGCTTCGTTGGTCACACCCTCGACGCCAACATCCGGGATCGGTGCGCTCTGGAACTCGATGAACGACAGAGCACCGTCCTCCGGCGTCTTCGGATTGCATTCGCCCACGGTGTAGCGGGCGGGTGCGCCGCCTGCGGTTGGGTCTCCAGCTCGCTTGACGACCCGGTGTCCATCCGAATACACCAGTTTTCCAGCCTCCGCGACCTCCGACGCGGTGGTATTCGATTCTTGCACCATCGAGCTGTTTTCCGCCACTTCGACCGGTGTTTCCTTCACTTCAACGGGGGTTTCTTTCACATTTACGCCATTACTTTCATCACTCATGCTGGAATCTCCACTTGGGCTTCGATCACTCGATGCGGTTTGGTGACAACACTCGGCGCTGAGCACACAAGCGGCCGCACGCCGAAACGATTGAGAATGCCCGCCAGGTCGCCATCGCGTCCCCTGGGGGTATTGAGGGCCAGGGCTGCCGCCGCCAGGTCGTCATGCCTCGCCGGATGATGCACGCGGACCGGGTGATTCCCGATCGCCATCACAGGCTTGCCATAGACCATGGCTTCATAGAGACAGGTACTTGTGCATGAAACCACGCTCTTGGCCTTCGAGGCCCATTGCCAGAACGATCCCTTGTTGGTGACCAGGGCTCGGCTGGTCTTGTAGTCGCTCTTGCCCTTGGGATGCGGACGGATCACCAGGGGGCCGGGGATGACCGACTCGAAATAATCGACAACATCCTGCATGTTGTGATAGGGGGTGTAGAACAACACCTGTGAGTCATTGAAGATTTGCAGGCAGACGAGGGTGTAGCCATCGTCGGCGGAGGGGTACTGCGACCTGAGATTTTCGCGTTCGGCCGCGAGGGCTGCCCGGTCTTCGTCTGTGACCCATGCAAGGGCCTTGCTGAGCATCGAATCTCCACAGAATCCACCGAGATCGACGAAGTAGTTTTCGCCCTGTGGCAGCATCCCGTATTCGTAAAACGCGATCGGAATGCTTTTGGCCCGGGCGAGGGCGGCCGCGAGCGGTCCCATGTACTGCATCCCGTTCCAGATCAGCACGAACGCGGCCCCCGCTACAGCGTGGACGGCGTCGCCGTGGAACCGCTTGTCCATTCGGACATCGACGACCCGCAGCCCGTAATGCTCGGCGAATCGCCGGGCAAAGCTGGCGTTCTGATCAGAGCCGGAGCAGTTCACATGGGCGAGGTAGGCATTCATGACGGATTGGCCAGGTTTCCATTGCGAACAGGTCTGTAGTCGTTCGAGTAGAACCCCTCGGCGGCGCCTCCGTTCCAATCGCCGTTTTCCGGCTGCATGCGGTCCTCTCGTTCCCTTGCCATGCGGAGGATCGGCCCATTGACAACCGCCAGCAATCGCTCACTCAGCGTGCCGTTGTCCTCTTCTTCATATCCGCGTGCAACCGCACGGAGAATCTCGATAAACAGCGAGTTGAGGTGGTTTGGAATTCGCACCAGGTCATCGGTGGTATCGAGCACCGCCCAGGTCCCGCGATAGATCAGATTGAACTCATTGCCCGTTCCGTCCCCGGTGGCTGGCGTTGGCCAGATTTCCAGCCGCTTGACCGGCTGGCCGTCGGTACCACTGGCGGTGTCCTCGACGATATTGAGGGCGACGAAATACTGAAAGGTTGTGGTCGTCGAGATCGACCGCATCCAGTTGATCTCCGCGAGGGAACTCATTTGCACCGAGGCGTTCGCCTCGTAGATGGTTTCCAGGTCAACGATTTCAATGAGATCCGCAGGAAGTGTGATATATGGTTGCCCGGCAATCAGTGATAGGGAGACGGGCAATCGGCCAAGGAACTGCCACGGGTGCATATCGACGAGCAGCTCGCCCGCCTGGTTGATGATCTCATAGACCGTCAAAAGCGAATCGATCGAGCCTCCCAGCGAATGCTCAATATGGTCGATGCACTTGGCCGCCGTCAGCGCCATGGCTCACCCCTTATGCCAGGTAGTTTCCAAAACCCCGGAGCCCGGAAAACTCGACTTCGGCGGTCTTCCCGGTTGCGTCCACAGCACTCACCGACTCTCGGACTCGTGCGATGACCTTTTCACCATTAGCCAGGTCGGCATCGAGTGATGAATCCGCCGCTACGGCAACCAGCGGTGTGCCAGGCGGCACGGTCCCGCTCACCGCCTGGACAATGGTCACGGTGGTGTATCCCTCGAGGAGCACCATCGTCTCGGCTCCATTGACAGCGGGTGCCTGGACGACGCCGAAGGTCCCGAACTTGAGCTGGTCAGACTGGGGTAAGACGACGGATCGGTATCCTGAATCCTTGAGGCCGGTGATATTGTTGTTCGACTCCGCCGCGTCCTGGCCCACATCCACCTGCACCACCTGGCCAGCGGCCACGGTCGCACCGGTGCGATTGATGAATGGTCGAACATCGCGGGTTGGTTCGTATCCCTGGGTGGCAAGAATCATGACAATCTCCCGTGGTTGAAAAGCACCCGCCGGGTTTCCCCGGCGGGCGATTGAGGGTTCGATCAGTTGGTACCGAAACTTCCGCCGCGTCCGCCGCCACGGAACCAGACACTCGCGAGCACCGGGGTCGATGCGTCGACAGTGTCTTCGAGCGCCTGGGCGAGCACGCGGTCACCCGCCGAAACCACCGAGTCGAGCGCCTCCTCGGTGGCGTTGCCGCCCAGGGGCGTGCCCTTGACAATGTCGGTCGTTGACGACGCCGAAGTGTCATGGACCAGCGCCTGGACGACGCCGCACAGACACACCCGACAGACCTTGTTGTCTGCGACCGCGTTTTCGTCGAGCACGATGCCGAAGACGCCATGGTCGAGGTCAGCGGCTTGCGGGCTGATGACATTGGCGAACCCGCCATTGGCATCACCGATGGTGTTGTTGCTGACATCACCGTCGGTGTTTGCCAGGTCAAACTGAACGAGTTGCCCACGAGCGAGGGCCGCACCAGTTCGGTTGGTGGCGCGGCAGTCGCTACTTTCAGGCTCGAATCCGTTAGGTGCATTCATCATGATGCGTTCTCCTGATTCCGTATCCGGCTTTCCGGATGTTTTCATTGATCCAAAGAGGTCATGCCTCTACACGCAGCCGCTGTTGTTTAGACAGGACTGATGAACGCCTGACGCCTGCGCGAATGGCAGAAGACATTGAACGCCGAAATCCAGTTTTCTGTCCACGATGTCGGCTGCTCACGGCTGTTGATCGGTGCCTTCTTGTTGAAGAACCAGTCGTGGTGAAACACCATTTTGATGTACTTGGCATTGAGCAGACAGAACCGCGCACCGGCCAGTGTTGCGTTGTCTTCGTCGGCTCGCCCGCCCGCGCCGTCGTTGTACATCGCAACGGTGTCCATGCTTTCGGAATACAAGATGTCGATGCCTGCATAAGTCGGGTGCGTGACCGCAGGGTCAGTGCCCTTGTTGACGAAGTGATCCTGAGACTCGCGCAGGACCCGCTCCATGAGCGTGACACCCTTCTTGGAACTGATGACGAACTGCCCGCGCAGATCGTCAACTTCCATGTAGTGCTCACGCGACTCGGGCGCTTCGAACTTGATGCTGTGCCATGCCCGTGAGAACGCATCGAGCAGACCAACATCGGAAGCCACACCGGGCGCCGGATTGGAAATGTCGTATGTGTCCTGATACGGCTGGAACTCGGTCTCGACCGTCGGATCGATGGTCTCGATCGTCGAGAATCCCGGGTACAACCCGTTGGTCTCTTCATTGTTGAATGCAAAGACCGAATACGGCAATGTGCCCGAAGACGACTCCATATCTGCGTTGTTTGGAACCGCTGTGAGCGAGTCTTCGATTTTGTTGAACATCGAAGTCTGAACACGAACACGCTTGGTATGGAGCAAGTCAAGCCACATCGCCACACGGTCCTTGCGTGACATCTTGGCCGCCTGGTTGAGGCTCATGGTCTCTTCGTTCCACGATGCGTGATCGCGCATGAATCGCCAGGGCACCTCGACCTCTTCGATGACCTGTGGGTTCTGATCCGAGAAGACCGCATTCGGGTTATAGAACTCGGCCGTATTCTGTTCGTCAAACATCACGGCACCCTTGAGTTTGGTGCCACCTTCAACAAACTTCTTGTTCTTGTCCATCAGCCGCTTGATCAGCGGGTAGTTCCGCTTCTGGGCTTCATTGAGAAAACTCTTTTCATCGTGCATCCACGCCGGGCTCGTCGAAATGGCGAGATCGTTGAATGCTGCAATACTGACTCCACCTGGCATAATTTAGCTCCTGCGTCTAGGGAGCCCGGCTTCGGCCATCGCATCATCGATGCTCATGCCTTCCTCTCGCAACCTTGTGAACATCACCTGGCGATCGAGTTCAGTCTGCGGCTTGGCCGCTTTCTTCGTCGGGCGCGTACTGGCGGTCGGTTGCGATCGGTTGCGGCGTGCGTTCTCGGCTTTGGTGTCAGCCTGGGTCCGGGCTCGCGTTTCGTTGCGAAACACATCGAACGCGGCGTCCTTCATGACCGCACGGGCACGGCTCAGAGGCGTGTTTCCAGCGGCCTGGTAGTGAGCCAGGTCCGCCTTGAGTAGCGTCTGTATCCGTGTGCGTACGGCCTCTTGGTTCGCCGCATCCGCCAAGCCGGGGAACTCCTCGATCAGGCTCATCTGAGCCATCTCGAGCACAACCTCCTCGCTGGCCCCGGCACGCTGCGCCGTGTCGGCGAGCTGCGCTTCGAGGCGGTCGACAAGTGGTTGCACAACTGCTGTGGCGAGACGCTCCACAGCCCCGGCTTCTTCTTCGCCGAACATCTCGACGATCTCTGCCCGGACTTCGCTCAGGTTGGGGCTGATATCGGTCGCCGTGTCGGCGTTCGTATCGGCTTGTGATGCGTCGTCCGAAGTCTCTTTGTTGTCTTGCGGGCTGGTACCCGCGTTTGGTTCTTCCAGTTCTCTGAGTCGGCCAAAGGCGGCGTCGGCATCCGACTGCCGCTTGGCGGCCCCCTTGACCCATGCATCGAGCGTGTCCTGGTCGCCTTCGAGCAGGCCCTGGATAACGCTCTCGGGCACATTGTCGCGGCGAAGCACTCGCCTTGCACGGTCTGTGTCTGTTTCGTCACCAGCGGTGTCCCCGCCACCTTCATCTTCAGTGGTCGAGGTCCCACCTTCTGGTTCGTCGTCGTCGTCGCCGCCGTCTTCCGGGCTTGGCGATGCTGGGGGATCGACTTCGTCGTCGCCGCCGTCAGTCTCGGCCCCGAAGTGCCGATCCATGATTTCATTGATGACGGCGTCGTCCGCACCGGTCTCGGCGTCTTCGGTCGTTGCTTCCGTCGTGATGTCGGTGCTTTCGTCAGCCATGCCAGTCTCCGTGGACCGGCGTGTTGCCGACGAGGGCGCGTGATGCGCCATTCCGTGCTCAAACTATACCACAATGGGCCTCAGCGGTCCCAGATCGTCCCGGTGCGGGCACAAAACTCCCGAACTTCACTTCGAGATTCAAAAAGTGGCCTGCCCTCCTTGTCGAACTTGTGCCAGTCCTTGTGGTTGCGGCACTGGCTCTGCGAGGCGAATGGAACCACGAACTTATCCTGGATTTTGCAGCTGCCCGAGGCGATCCGCGTGACCGTTTCACCCTCGTGCATGGTGGTCTCACCGATCGAAGGTGCCTGGCCCATCGGATACATGATCGTCACGACCTGGCCAGACTCTGTGGCAAACTCATATTCAACCATCGGCTGTCCTTTCAAATACAAACCGGAACACGCTCTCGCGCCCTGTTTCAGGCTCATGCTCCTCATGGACACACCTGAATCCGTACTCCGCCATGAACGCCTTGAGACTCGATCGCGTGAAATACCACCGGTGTTCATTCTTTCGGAAATGACGCGACCGAACGGCGTTTTCGGCGTTCTCGAAGATCGGGATGGACAGGAACACAAATCTGGAAGCCCATCGGAGATATTTGCCTGGATATCGCAGGTGTTCGAGCACATCCCACATGGATATCGCTTCGAATCTCGTCTGTTTCTCATCAAGGAGTCCTGGAAACGGAACATACTTGTCGTGTTTCTTGAGGTACTCGACTGCAACCGGGTTGATGTCAAAACCGAACGCCATGCCATGCGCGTCGACGAACGCACCCGATCCCACGCCGATATCAACAATCCTTCCAGTGTGAAACTGATTCACGAGTTCAACGCGTTTGGCGGTGATTGTTTGACCCTGTTCGGTCTTGGCCATTTGCACATACTTGTCGAAGTAGGCCTGGTCGTACGGCTCCTCAGACGCCACGACGGGGTAGACCCCAAAGTCCAGTTCAGGGAACCAATGAAGACTCATCATTGAGCCGACTCCCAATATGTGTTCTCCCTGAGTTGATATCGCGTAGGGCTCACGAACACAGTTCGGGGATGTTGCTGACCCGTTTACGGTCGTCTCCACAGTCATGGGTTCTGCCTCCACATTTGCAGGGGTGATCGGGAAATATCCATTTCATCCATTCGTCGGTCCCGAGAGAATCCGGGCTGTTCCATTCGAGGCAGCCGCCAAGTACGACCCAGCACCGGACACGGGCGGCCAGACACGCGGGCACGATCCAGCCCACACCGCCGACGACCATGTCCGCTTGTTGAATCAGGCCAAGCAGTTGTTTCACATCGAGTTGCCCGTGGTCATACCGCTCATGGGCTTCGGGTAGCTCTCCGACGAGTCTTTCGTATCGTCCGTCAATATCCGCCACACTGACCACATGATGCGACCGCATCAGGCTCTTCGAGACTTGGCAGACGGCCACTGGGTCGGGGTTACGCGCCGGGGCGAGCCATTCGCGTCGCAGGGTGACAGGTCGCACGACCGCGATCGGCTTGTCGCTTTTGATGATCGGCTCAAACTTCGGCAAACTCATCGGTCCGGCGGGCCAAGGCCAGTGCGGCGCCAACCGCTCAAGAATCGGGTTCCGTCCGATCTTGTACCGAGGCGAAAGTTCAACCGCGTCTTTTGGAGCTCGGTCGTGCCACTTGACCTGACTCCTGGCCTCGTTGAGTGCCTGAGTGCGCAGTCGCGTCCTGGATCGCACACACCGCACACGGGGGCAATCTTCAAACAACTCCGGCCACGCCGTCTTGAGCCACAGTGTGGCGTCTTCAGGGGCCGCCGTGATGAAGGCGCGAAGGTAGATCGTGTCGCCGAGCCCCTGCATCATGTTGACGGCGTAGTCGGTCACCCTGCCCCCATGGCAGCGCCAAGCCCGGCGCCAATCGAACGAGTCATCGGCGGGACGGCGGGCCCTCCACCCGCCGCAGCAGCCGGGTCTGTGCCGGGCATCCCCGCGTCCGGGACCTGGCCGAAGGCGGCAGAAAGTTCGTCGATGATCTCCCCGGCATCGGGCAGGTTCAGGCTCTGGCCGTACAGGTTGAATATCTTCATCACCGCCGCTGGTGCCGCCTGAGCGGCTGGCAGGGCTCCGAGGACAAACTGAGCGAACATCGCCACATTGCGCTGGTAGAGCGGGTCTGAGGTGCGTTCGAGCGAAAACGGTTCGATCTCGAGCTCGAGATCGTTGTAACTCAGTCCCGCGGCGCGTTCCTCGGCTCCAACCCCACCCGCATAGAAGGCGTCACCATCCACGCCCATGGCCTCTGCGCCCTCTTCGCCCAGTGGCATGATGACCCGCTCGTCGTGGTACATATGCCATCCGATCGCCTTGAGCTCTTCGATGACACCCTGAGCGAAACGCTGCTTGAGGTAACTCAGGCGCACCGTGCTTGCGTCCGATGCGATCGAGTTCTCAGTTGCTGTTCCAGTGCCGGTTACATTGCCGCGCTGCGCGTCATTGATCCCACTGTTTCGGTCGAGACGATCACGCGCGATCGCCAGGTACTGGACCATCTGGTCGGTGAGTCCGCCGATTTCGACCGAGTGAACCTCGTCTTTGGTGAAAGTCGGTACCGTGACGACCAGGTCATGCTCGGTGTTCTTGATCTTCTTGGCGATTTCGCTCGACCCGACCATGATGATCCGCTTGTACTTGCGCGCCGATCGACTCGATGCCTTGACATGGGCGTCGAGTTCTTCGACCTGGGCTTTGACCATCTGCATCGGGCTCAGCGGCCACGGCGACCCGGGCACCCGGTACGCCCCGTGCATGACATATCTCCCGCTGGCCGGTCCGTAATACTCGAAGGGCTTGCGAATCCACTTTTGATCGTCCCCGGATTCACCCGCCCCCTTGATGACGGTGTAGACGACGCCGTTATACCCCTTCTCGGGCCCTTGTCCGTCTTTAAGTTCTTCGCCGGGTGCCCAGATTTCATAGACCAGAAGCTCGTCACGCTCGAGCCCGGACTCGCGTCCCTGGCGTTCCGGGATGTCCTCGATCTGCATCCCGTTCAGCTGCTCGATGGCCGCCCGGTCATATTCCTCCGGATGTTCCTCAGCCTCCTGCAACAGCGTGTTCTTGTCGACGATGACGCTGTGCCCGTACCACTTGGCGTCGGCCCAGGTTGTGGCCAGCGGGTCAAGGACAAATCGGCTCTGGTCGATCCGGTACACCCGTGGCAGGCGGATGTCATATTCCTCGTTGCGCTCAAAGAACGGGCTTGGCTCACTGACCACCATCGAGATACCGAAACCCATAAGCAGGTCCTGAGCGACCGCCTGGAGGTGATCGTAATAGTGTGTGTCACGCACCCAGCGGTTGATGGCGTGCTGCATGGCTTTGGCCGCAGATCCCTGGCTCGCTGGTCGCCGCGATCGCACCCGGACCCTTGGGTTGTCATACACCAGACGCGGCAACACCAGGGAGAGATATTCGGCGTAGTGGTTTTCGAGCAGCTCCTGTTGCTTGCCCTGCCCCTGGCAGTACCCGCTGCCGTGGATCGCTTTGATGATCTTGGGCAGGTGAGCAATATGCTTATCCCGATAGTCCTCGGCCTGCGTGAGTTCGCTGAGCAGCTTTTCTGGTCCTTCCCATGGCTTCAACATGCCTGACCCTCCTCGCGCCGTCGCAAATAGTCCTGAATCTCCTCATTACTTGCGTTCGCTGGCAGGTCCGCCGCACTCATTTCGATCGTCTTGCCATGCGGGCGTGCAATCACCAGCCGCGCCTCACGCCCTCCGCCGGTCTTGATCTTGACGAGCGCGTCGCCGATCTGCCACCACCGATCTCGACCACTCAGGACCTTCATTGCAGCGACTCCTCGAACTCGGCATGTCCGAACGCATCGCCGAAGGTTCCAGGGGCGTACTTCCGCGTTGTCCGCATCCGCTCAAGCTCTTTGCCCCAGAACGCGCCCGCCGCATAGCGAAGGGTGTCACAGCCTTGGTCATCGCAGAGCGGGTCCGGCTTCTCATCGACGGGTCTGGTATCGCTTTCCGTGGGATACCGGTACGCGGGCAACTCCTCGACCGTGCAGGTCGGCTTGCCTCTGGCGTCGAGCTCCGGGTCCTTGCCCAGTCTCAGGGCGTGGCGGTAGAACTTGATCCTGGGAGGGCCGAGTTTCTCCTGGCCAAGACCGCCGCGCACCAGGTCGAGGCCCGCGAGGATTTTGTTATTGCCCTTGTGCCAGATGCCCGGTCGGTTGAGCCGGGCGAGTTTCTTGTTGAGTAGTTTGATCAGGTCCGGTCGTGATGGGTCTGCCACGCCGAATGAAATCCTGAACTCGTGCCACAGGTCCGCACTGACCTGGGCCCACCAGTCGATGTCCTTGCCCGTCTGGTAGACCTCGGCCACCAGTGTCATGGTGCCATCGAGCACACCCCAAACCTGAAGACATCCGGGGTCATTGAACCCGAAGTCCTTGGCTGCGAAGTACCACGCAAACACGCGAGGCAGCGTGTCGACGACATGGCGGCTGTGGTCGAAGTGCTCATAGACCATGCCCTCCGAGGCGACCCACAGGCCCTCGTAGAGCCGTTTGCGGCGTGCCCCGGTCATGGCGCGGAGGTTCTTGATATAGCGATCGGTGATCGCCGGGTTGTCCTTGTGCAGGCTCTTGAGCCTGAGCATTTTGGTCCGTCCAGGTGCATCTTCGTCCGCCTCTTCCGGGCGTCGGTTCAGCCAGTGATAGGGAACATCCGGGTTGCAGTCCGCGATGCAAAATGGATATGGGATCGCCGGGTCTTTCATGTTTCCGCGTGCACGGTTGATGCAGTATTCCCAGTCCCCGATCTCACCCTCGGTGGCTTCGTTGAAGTAGACGATGTCCCATTCGGTCGACTTGAGTTGTTCCTTGTTGTTGAGGCCGCCAAAGACCATGCGTGAGCCGTTGGGGTACTCGTAATCGTTTCGGAACTTCCGGCTTGCGTTCCGGGCGGTTTTCGCCGGGTGAATCCCGCCCTGGTACAGCTCGAAGACTCGCTCTTCCAGTGTCATTTTGACTGAATCTGCGCAGTCTTTGGCGACCTTTCGCAGGACCAGAATCTGAAGTTTTCTGTATATCCAGCACAGTCGATCGAGCACGACGAGGATGCCCATGCTCTTGCCGGTGCCGCTCGGTCCTTCGACGAGGAACTCTCTCCATCCGTCCGCGTCCGGCGTGCTCAGGACCAGCTGGGCGAATCGTGCCACTCCGCCCCGGAGCGTCAGGTTTTCGGAGGTCATGGTGGTCATTCACCGGGCTCCAGGGTCAAACCGGGGATGGTGATATTGACATGCGACGGTGCGTGATGCCCGTCCCGGTACTTGCTCGGCTTGGCGGCCTTGAGAGCGAAGATCAGGGCGGTCATCGAGTGCGAGTCTGCCGGGCCGGACAGGGCGCGTTTGATGAGTTCGTTCTCGAGCGTTTCCGTTCGGTTCTCCTCGGCCCAGGCGATCGCCGCTGCATACTCCTCGTTGGTTTTGCGCCAGTGCCACTCGGTCCAGCGTGTGATCTTGATGGCCTTGGCGGCTTCGTCTCGAAAGAGCAGCCCGCCCTCGCACCACAGACGAACAAACCGGGCCTGGACGGGGCTCAGCGATGGCCATCGCCGCTTGATATCGTCGAGCAAAGGATCGCGCGTCCTGGCTCGCGGTTTCGCCTTGGCCTTCGTGACGCGCTTGGCCTTCTTGGCCGTTTTTCGCACCGTCTTTTTTGCCATAAAGATTCATCCTGCAATCACCTTTAGCTTCGAGATTTCTGAAACCGTGAGTTCCTGCATATTGGCCAGTGTCGCGGCCTCTTGTGCCTCCTGGAGCAGTTCGTCGATCAGGTAGGCCCACATGAACCTCGAGCCTCGAGCCGATTCGTGAGCCGGGTTCTGATGGAATCCCCACGCATACATGCCGAAGGGATGCCCCAGGGCACCGAAGAGATTGAGATAGGTGACATCGGGACGCCGGTCAAAAGCCGTCTCGCACAGCAGGTTCCAGCACGCGATCGCGTTCTTGTTGCCGGTCTCTTTCTCCCAGCGTGTGTTCGTCAGTGTGCTCGGAATGATCGGTCCACCGATGAAGATGACGCCCGCCGTCGGGTTGCCCTCGCGGATGAGATCGACATCCTTCGCCAGTGCCGCCGCCGCCAGGATCGACGAGTTTTCAATCGACCCGGAGCCCGAAAACTCGTTCTGGGTCTTCGGAAACACAATGAGCAGGTCCACGCCCTTGAGTGCGAAAAGCCGCTGGGCGAGGTATTGACCCGTGCTCGGCCCCGTGTTTTGCTCCCAGAGCAGATCGAATTGCTCCGTGGTGCCACGCCCGCCGATGCCGTAGGTTCCAATCTCGAACCCGGCGCTCGAGTCGTTGACCCTCCAACCCGCCTGGAAGAGCGCCGCCTGGACCTGGCCGGAGCCAGCAGGCAGGGCAATCTCGAATCCCCGATAGTCCGCCGGTACGCCGGAGGTTATTTCTTCGGTTCCGTCAAAGGTGACGCTGATTTCGACGAAGTCCGGGACCGACCATCGGGCCTGCCCGGTGACGGACGCCGGAGCCACGCCGAACGCATCTTCGAGCGTGATCGTCATCGACGAGTAGCCCGTGACCATCGAGCAATGGAACAGCGTTGCTTCATCGGTCAGCAGCAGCAGGTCACCCGCCGCCGGGAGTGGCGTGTTGACCGGGCTGGTTATGTCGATCGTCGGACCGCCAGCCGTGTAAGCGGTGATGTCCGCATAGCCAGGGTCATCGTCACTCAGGTCGATCGTCGTGGTGGCCGCGTCCTCCTGGTCATTGCCCGGCGTCGCGGTCACACCGCCGGGTGGTTCGCCGTTGGTTTCGCACGCGGCCCACACCCGCTTGACGGTCAGATCATTCGGTGCCAGGGCGTGCTTGAGCCCGTAGGCGTAGACCTCGATCGCCTCCGTCCCATCGAGCGGGGCGAGATTCCCCTGCATGAGTTGGGCGTAGCCCGATCGCTCGATGACTTCGACATCGGTGCCCCCAGCGGCGCTGCCGCTCTTGGCAGACCAGAGCGAAGCCCGGCACAGATCCGCCCGTTCGTCGCCCGTATCGGTGATCGAGATGAGCGTCTGGTTGTTGCGCGCGAAGGCCGCCTCCGTGCTTGTGTCGCCCACATAGAACGAGAAGCCCGTATTGCCTCGCTCTGGATTGAATGGGCCCGAGCCGCCACGCAGGTAGGTCGGTTGGTTGTCCTGGAGATACTTGAAGAGCCCTTCCATGTACCCGCGGGTTGATGCCGGTCCGGTCATGCCCGTTTGCGATTCATACTCGAAGTTGACCGAGAAGTTGGAGGACCACTGTTCCGTGTAATCGAGCACCGAACCGATCGAGCGCGAGTTGCAGGTTCCTTCAATCTTCCATCGCTGCGTCGGTGCCATTTTGAGCAGTTCGTAGGCCGCGTTCGACCTGGCCCCGAACCGGATTCCGTCCTGGTTGGGATAACTCGAATAGTTGAGGACCGCCAGCGCCGCCGGGTCTCGCTCGACCTTGAACCCGAGTGTGTCCGCCCACTTCCAGAATATTTCGCTCGATGGATCGGTGACGGTGATCGCCCCGAGATGCCCGGCGTCGAGATCGCCCGAGGCCGATGCCCCCGAGGTATTGCGTACCGCGTAGACGCTGATATTCGTCGAAGTGACCGGGGCACCCTCAAAGGCCGCGTCCCGTTTCTCCGGCGTCGTTTCATCCGATCCATGCTCGACCGGAATCCCGCCGACCATGGCCCACACGAGCCCGGTCCGACCGTTCCATGATCCCGCCCCGTCATACCAGAGCAGTTTGGCGAAGTCGCCCGTACCCGCCGTCTACGCGACCGCCGTCCCGTTGGCGTCTCGACCATCGAAGAGGTTGCGGTACATCGCCTGGAGATCGGTGAGTGCGGTTTGGTGGCTCCTGATGACCACGCACCCATGGGCCCCGACCTGGCTCCCAAGTGAGCCGTCAGCGCCGATATGGACGACTGATGGGACGCCTTGGCCCGCGGGCGACAACCATGTCGCGGCCCCGGTGCCCGAATCCACCGCAACGAGATTCCCGTCGGTGTCTTCGTAGACATACATGATCCGCATCAGTTGTTTGGTCGAATCGAACGAAACCGCCCAGAGAATCTTCCGGCGGCTCGCCTGGGCGGCAATAACCGTTGTTCCGTCGGTCTCGAGTTGCAGGTCCGAGCGGTCAATCTGGACCGCCGAATCATCCTCAAGTTTGGCGTTTCGCAGCGATCCGCCAGTTGTCGGTCCAAACCGCAACCGGAGTTGATTGCGCGAACCCTGAACTCGAAGAAGATCGTTTGTTCCATCACCGATATGGAACAGGCTCAGCGTGGTCGTTTGCTCGGTCCCGCCGGGCGCAAAGTTGTAGACCGACTGAAGCGGGGGCAGCCACCAGCCCGCAATGGTGAAGTCATTTGGTTTGACACCACCACCCGGCCATATTTCCGCGAGCCGGTTGATCGCGTTGTTCGTGTTGTCGATGTCAATCTGTGGCCCCGTGGCATCTGTGAAGTCGATAAACACCGTTCACTCACTTTCGTCAGGATTGATTGCATTCGCGGCGCCGCGAAGAAAGACCTGCATATGCCTTGCTATGTAACTTCCAAGCGCCGGAGTCTCGGCCTGGGCCCAGATCACCATGCGTTTGCATCCGGCGTCCATCAGCCCGGCAATCGCGGCCTCCGCATCGCGCTCAGGAACTCCCTGGATTGCGCCGCCGTACTTCGTGCATGAGAGTTCCGGGATCACGAACTCTGGTCCGATCGCTTCGGTCATGCTCAAGTAGCCAACACGGGTCCGCTCCCGCTGGCCATCAGCCGTAATCCCCTCGCCGATAAGCCGCCTGATCTTGAATGAAGGGCATACGCGTGTCGCCTTGAGATCATCAAGGAGTCGTTCCGCAAACGCTTTGGCCCGAGCATCAAACCCCTTGAGCCCGCTCAATCTCGGCAGACCGTACCAGAGCACTTCCGGATCGCCCTGAATCATGCTGCCACCGGCTTCAGTCGCCATGAACTCCAGGGCCGCGCGTGCGCTGGCCATGTATTTCGCCGTGTATTCGGGAACCACCAACTCGCCATCCATCCAGGCCCGAACTGTTTCAGTTCCCTCACCGTTGAGTTCATAATCAGGCATCCACCATTTCGGGTTGTGCGCATTGAGCATGGCCGCACGCGCCGAAAATCTTCGAAGCCACATGAGATGACCCATTTCGGCCATCTCGCGCGTCGCCCACCTTTGCCTTCCTTCGGCAAGCGGATAGACCTTGGCTTCAACCGGAAATCCCGCCGAATGCACCACATCAATTATGGGCCGATGCGCGGCGACATCGCTTCCGGTCAATGCGATAAGAAGTTTCATCATGCGCCTCCCGCCAGGTCCTGTTCGCGCAGTTGGATCGCCTTGACCCGCTCTTCGACCAGGCGTCCGACTTCCCGATCGACTCGAATCTCAGAGAGCAGGGCCTCCATGACTTTCGTGTTCTGACCGATGACCTCGCGGTTCGCTCGTGATTCTTCTCGAAACGCATCCGCCAGGTTCTTGAACGCTGCGTCATGCCGTGGCTCATACCAACGAGGTATGCCGGTCTCTGCATCGATCGCGTTCGGCCCCAGGTGTGCGTCATAAAGAGCACAGGTCTTGCGGAGCATCACGATCCCACCGCCGATCAGGGCCATCACGCCCGAAGTGAGCAGCGTCCCGAGGATCAACGAGAGCAGAGCCTCGATGTCAGGGTTAAACGGGCTCATCGCTTGCCCCCGATTTGATTGGTCCTCTTGGTTTCGGCGATGGTTTCCTCGTCAGCCTTGTCGGCAGCCCTGGCAATGCTTTCTTTGGCCGCTGTGTAGGCCTCTGTGCCTTTGAGGCCCGCAACCCCACCGACCACCGCTCGCAAGGCGGATCGTTGCCGAGACGCCTCGGATTCGGCCTTCCTGACTTGATATTCCGAGATGACGAATGGGACTGCGACGACCGCAATGGCACCGAGTGCCAGCCAAAGAAACATGATCGGCCAGATGGCTCCGGCGACCAGAGCGACACCCGCGATCCCGGCGTATGTGCCCGCACGCCGAAGTCCGAAGTAGACACACACTCCCGATACAAGCATCAGGAGAACACCCATCCAGAGCATCGGGTTCCGCCACGGAGATGCGGGAGGGCTCCATCCGGTCGCCTCGGCTTCACGCTCGGCACCGCCGCCGGTGCCGCTTGCATCGCCTATGGCAAGTACAGGCGCAGAGCCGGTAAACGACTCATCAAGAGTCTGCCCCTCGGCTGTGGCTCCGGCGCCGACTCCCGTACCGCTGTCGGTCGTCGTGGTTGATCCCAGGTCCCGATCTGTGAAGGTCAGTTTAATCTTGGAACCAGGCGGCAGGTCGAGCTGCTCGATGAGTGCCTGGGCCTGCTCAGGTGTCAGGCTTGGCGGTTGTGGGTCCGATTGCGGGTCCGAGGCGGCCGCAAGCACGAGTGCCAGGATGATCGCGATCATCTTTGGTCCTCCGGCAGGGTGACGACGATCTCGACGGTCTGGGGGCCCAAGGGTCCCGGGGAAGCCTGGGGACCGGAGGCTTCGATTTGGATGATGCGTTCGGAGCCCCGGTCGTTGGTGGCTGTCCGTCCCATCTCGATTGAGCCTGGCGTAACGCTGGTGCGCCCTGGCTGCGGCGATGCGCAGCCGGTCAGAGCGGCGAAGCAGACGGGCAGGATCAGGTGTTTGCGCACGGCCGGGCTCCTTCGGCCCGCCGTACTGGCGATTCGTGCGCGTGCTGCGCTACCGCTGGTTCAAGTATACACGATCCGGTCCCCCTTTTTAAGCGTGTTGGATGGCGCTAGATTTTGGTGACTGGTGGCAAGCCCCAAAATGGAGGCGACGCCCCGGGCGGAGGACCCCGGAGCGCCGCGCAGAGAAGAGAGGAGTATCTCTTTGGGTTACGCCTCTGTTTTCGGGTCCGGGTATTCCCAGACACGGACAACCAGGTACCCCTCGCCGGTCTCACTCTTGGGACCTCGAACAATGCGAAGGTCGTCGATCTGAGAGTCGTTTTCGTAGAGCCCGCCCTTCTCCAGGGCGTCGAGAAGGCACTTGTGCAGATTGTCCAGGTCTCGCTTGCGAGCATCTTTCGCGTGCGCCGTGACCATGACGGACAGACGACCTTCGAGAGGTTCCCGCCGCCAGTTGACGAGCAGTTCGCCCGCAACAATCGCTCGATACTTCTTGCCTACTTCGCCGATGACCTGCCCCTTGGCGGTTCGCTTGTAGTAATGGTTCACGGTCGGCGGCCAGGGTAGCTTGAGCTCTATCACCGCTACAGGCGGCGGGTCCACGAGCGAGCTGCCAAGCTCCGGAGTGTGGCTGTCCGGCTCCGCCCGCCCATCGAAGATGCCAGCACCTCCGGCCTCGAATGCAAGACGGAGCTTCCCCTTCATGGTTTTCGGGCCCAGGGCACGCGGTATTTGGACGCACGCCTGACCCTGGTCTGATTCGAACCACTGCTCCCAGGCGTTGTGCCTCTCGAGGGCCTGAGTACCAATGTCTGCCTGCTTCGATTTGATGTCCCTTTTGGTTTCTATGACTTCACTCATTGACAATCTCCTTGAGCCGAGCCTGTGCCCGGATGTTCATGATTTCGGTTCTCTCGCCTGCGTACACCGGCTGTCCGAGTTCCACAAGAACTCGCTCGATCGCGTTGCGGCGCAACAGGTCCGCACGCTTCGGCTCCGAGGTGACCAGATGCAGCGCATTGGGTGACACTTGCTTCATGGCCTGGCCGACCTGAGCCGTCACAATGCGGACTGACCACGGCCCCCGACTCCGCCCGATATCTCGCGCCACACTCGTCAAGACCATCCCCGGAGCCAGGTCTGAACCTGGCACCCACCGACCCGCAGCGTGGTGGCTCGTCATACTTCATCTCCATCTGGAAACTCTTGACCAGTCAGATTCCGCCAAATCATCTTCGATGTATGGTCCATTTTTATCGTATAATCACGCACCCTTCGATAGCCTTCTGGGTCAGCCACTTTCCACGGGATGACATTGTGTTCCATGCAGTAGTACATCAGGCCACAACAAGTCGTGGCCACTGCGTTACAGTTTCTCCTTGGTCCACCATCGGCGCTGTCTACCCAGGCTTCGCACCTGTAATCCCAACTCGCCTTCGGCTGCAACTGGCTAAACATCCAGTCTTTCAACTGTTCATTGGTGAGCTTCTGCCCAGGACGGCCCGGTGAGAGTTTCGTGTGGCCCGGCATCTAATCATCCGCCTCCAGCATTTCTCTTAGTCTCGCGGCCTCGGCCTTGGTCGGCGTATGCGCATGGTCAATCGTGATGGCCCTGCCCAGCATGCGTGGTGCTGTGAGATACTTCCCTCGATCAACCCCGTCCTGCCTGCGCCACCGAAGCACAGGCTCGCCGTACCGGTTAAGCCGTGCCACGATGCCCAAAAAGGTATAACCAGAGGCATGCCTGCGAAGCCTCACAACATCACCAACCTTGTACTTAGTCATGTAAACCTTGTGTTGTTTCACTGCGAGACTTCCTCCGCCTCTTGTTCCTTAATCTCGGTTTCTGCTGTCCACTTGTGTCCGACCGCTTCGACATAGTTCTTCGCCCAACTGTTCCATTCGGCGACCGCCGAGGCTGCTTCGGGGTTACGGATCGTCATCAGCATCCCGATTCCGCCCGAGCCAAGTACTCTCAGCGGCTTCGGACTCGATTCCGAGTGGTCTCGATTTATGATGATTTGCACACCCTTCAGGCCCTTTTTGTCCTGGTTTTCGAGGGCCTTGGCCAGCCGTACCAGCAGGCGGGCATCGAGCCGGACAACAATGGCATCATCAGGCGCTGGCGTGAGCGCCATGTATACCGGAGGCCACTTATCCACTTGATACCCGGGCATGCTCCTGGCCAGTCCACCTGGGTTAAACTTGCCCCCAGGTGCGGTCTTTATGATCGTGACCCTGTCGTCTTCGACCTTGACATCGACGCCGCCCTTTCGGCAGAGTTCTTTGTGGGTCACGATCTGCCCGTCGTCACTACCCACCTCAGGTGTGCCGGGGATGATGACGAGCATCTTTCCATCGGTTGCCTCTGCAAACGCCTGGTCGCCTTTGACGGTCAGCCGCACGCCGGGGTAGATGTTCTTGTATGCGACATCCTCATCCACAGATATGCAGCCAGGCCAGTTCGGGAAAACAACCCATCCGGTATTCATCGCGTGCTCCTCTTCTCGCTATTGCGAACCCGCCGGAAGCAGTGGTATCTTGCCACCGGCCTCGATTGCTTTCTGGTTCTCTTCCATCCACTGTCCCAGTGTCCGCCCACCCTTGCCAATGACAATGTCCGGCATGAACTCTCGTTCGATGGTCGAAATACCGGCGGCAACGGCCTCCATTTTGGCCCGGATGATTAAGAGCAGCTGACGCCATGAAGACCGACAGGCTTGCTCATATGCCGCGTAGGCCTGGTTTTCGCTGCGATTCTTTCCGGTCGGAGTTTTCGTGAACTCTTCATCGTCTTGGCATGGCATCGTCAGACTGATCTGCACCGCAACCAACGCCCCGATTTCATTGAGCACGCGAAAGGTAATCATCACGCGTCCCGTATCTGTTTCGTACCCAAATCCCCGGGCTCCATGGTTCATGAGCACACGCTCGATATCGAGCCTCGACCGGTCACTGGGCACTTCTGTGTTGCTCGCATATCTCTTGCTCATGGTTTTCGACCTCTGGCCTCTCGCTTGTTTGCCACCATCTCTATTCCCTGCCGTTTCAACTCGCCCTTGTCCAGGTACCAGCGACTTAAGCCGTAGCTCGGAACTGGCTCTCGAACGACCAGGCCATCTTCCGCAAGTGTTCCAAGCGCACGGCTGCCCTCATCCAAGGGCACACAGGCACGATGACACATTTCGAGCTGAGACACCGGTCGGCCTTCGTGTGCCCAGACCATGATGAGCATGAGTTTCCTGATTCCACTGTCAACCGGCTTGGCCACCCCGCTTGTCGATTCCAGGGAGACATCCAGGACTGTCTTGAATCTGGTCATTCTCGGCAGCACGGCTGCTCCTTAAGATCATCGCGTTGTATCTGGACTTCTCGTTCAGCCGTGATTCCCAGCCGAACCCTTCCGATCTTGAACTCAGCAACCCGTACAGTCACAACCTGCTGCCGGTCTGCTGGTGGGATTGTTATGGTGATTTCATCGCCGAGTCCGCGTGTAAGCACAAGCATCCGTGCCTCCTTTTATTTATTCGACAAGTTCCAATTTGTCTGGCAGGACCGTGCCGTCGGGTAGTGTGCCGCCGCCAAGGTCGAGCAATTTGAGCGAGCCTGGCAGGACCGTGCCATCGGGAAGTGTGCCGCCGTCAAGGTAGAGCGATTTGAGCGAGCCTGGCAGGACCGTGCCGTCGGGAAGTGTGTCGCCGCCAAGGTAGAGCCATTCGAGCGAGCCTGGCAGGACCGTGCCGTCGGGCAGTGTGCCGCCGCCAAGGTAGAGCAATTCGAGCGAGCCTGGCAGGACCGTGCCGTCGGGAAGTGTGCCGCCGCCAAGGTAGAGCGATTTGAGC